GCCAGACCAAAGGTCATCGTGATAAACGGATAGTCACCACGGGAACTGCCTACGGTGTTCAGCTTCATTTCAATCCCCTGGAAGCCCTGCTCAAAGTCACGCTGAACCTTGTTCATGGCGTAGTCCTTGCTCAAACGCTCTGCGGTATAGTAGTCTGCGCCCAGTTTGAACGCCGTGTCCATATACTCCTCACAGTACTTGTCAAAAGACTTGACTGCGTAAGGAGAGAGGATTTTATCAACCTCCGGGACAGTGAAGCCGCCGTACTGCTGTGAAGCGGTAGCAAGGATAATGTCACCCAGTACGTCAAACGCCGTGTCAAGGGACTTCGGCTCGTTGTACCAGACATTACCCATTTCAAAGCCGCCCTCCATCACGTGACCCACATCACACAGGCAGCAGTTGATGGTATCCAGACGGGCAGACTGGTCATGGATATAGATGTATCCATCCTTGCAAGCCTGCAACTCGTCACGGGTCATAAAGAACTTGCGGTACAGACGCTTGTTCAGTTCGTTAAAGATAAGGCAGCGTTTGGTAGCCACCAGCGCAGAGTCGGTGTTTGCGTTCTCCTTATCACCAATAAAGCGAATGGACTGACTCTTGATGTAAACCTCGTCCATCAGGTGAACAAAGTCCTTCTTGTAGTTACGGTAGTCCTTGTAGGACTTCGCAACCTGCGGATTGAAGTTCTCCAAGACCTGTTCCATAATGTTGTGCATTTCGGACACGGGGATTTCCACCATCCCTTTATCCTCAATCATTTTGATAACTGCGGCCACAATCTCACTGAACTCTGCGTCACTGATAGTGACCATGACACGGGAAGCAGACTTCGTGACAGCGTTGATGATTTTCTGGCTGTCAAAGGCTTCCAGTGTACCGTCCTTCTTAATGACTTTCATAGAGCATGACCCTCCCTTCCTTGAATGTGTTTTGTACGTCAATGACTCTCTGATTGGTGCTACCCGCCCAGGGATAGTTCACATCAAGCAGGTCAGCCACAAACTCACCGTCCACCAGAACGTCAACGGATTTCATCATTTCGGTCAACTGGTCATCGGTCATAATCTGCTCCCACAGGTAGCCAGTGTACAGCCACACGGTCTTACCGGGGAACTTCGCCTTGACCTCTTTGAGAAGGTCAGCGATTTCGGCACGATTGCCGGGATACAACGGGTCACCGCCAGAGAGAGTGATACCCGATACATAGTCATGGTCTAAATCACGGAACAGTTCAGCTTTTGCCTTTTCGTCAAAGGGGAGTCCGTCATCAGGGTTCCATGTCACGGGGTTCTGACAGCCCTTGCAGTGGTGTTCACACCCTGCAACCCAAAGGACTACCCGCAGTCCGTCCCCGTTGCTCAAATCGTCAGTGGTGATATTGTGGTAGTTCATCACACATCACCTTCTTGTCTGTTTGCAGACAGGTTCACATCAAACCCTTCCGGGTAACGGGCTTTCAGCTTATCCACATTCATCTGCATAATCTTGTCCATGTCCCATCCGAAAGAGTGACAAATCATGGCGATATACCACAGAATGTCACCTACCTCCTTCTGGGCATGGTCAACGTCCAGGGGCTTTTCGTGGAAAATCCACTTTTTCACCATGTCATTGAACTCGCCAGCTTCCCCGGACAGACCCAAACAGCCGTTCAGGATACCGCCAAGGTCATACTTCTCACAGGGCTTATCGGCCTTTGCCTGTCTGAAAAAGTCAATCATATCGTACTTGTCCAGCAGACGTTCCGTAGCCTTGCCATCGTTGGTACGCATGGCTAAATCCTGATATGTTTTACCGTTCATGGCTTGCTTCCTCCTTTTCTTCCAGATATTTGTAAATCGTAGCGGCTACTCCTGTGATAAATCCAACGCCGAACACAAGGAACAGCAGGAACAGAATGATAGCCGCACCAATGAGATACTTCATATCGCAGCCCTCCTTAAATCCCTCTCACACGGGACGCAATCATGTCAGCCGTATGGGTGTAAAGGACGTTGGGGTAGGCTTCAATAGCCGCACCCAGGTTGTTCCAGTTCTCCTTATCGTCATAGGCTCCCATGTGCCAGCGGATACAGAGGATTTCTTCTGCGGTCATGTCAGGCACAATGGTCTGGGTGAGAATAACGGACTTGTCACCGTGACCTGTAAGGAGAAGGTTGGGCTTGTACTTCCAAGCCTTTTCCTTCTGGTCATAAGTGTATTGGTCACACTTACACAGGTCATGGAACATACCCACAATGTAGGGGCTTTCCTTGCGCTCCCAGTGAAGGTGAAGCTGCTCCGTCAGTTTCAGAAGGGCAACCGTGACTTCGTAGGAATGGTCAAACAGACCGCCAGAGTAGTTCCCGTGGTACTTCGTAGACGCAGGAGCGTCAAAGAACCCCATACCACTTAACTCATTCACAAAATGCTGAATGGCTTCTCCGTTAAAGACTTCTGCGAATAGCTGACGGAACTGGTCAATGCGGTCTTGTGTAGTAATGTTCATAGGTTCCTCCATTTCTTGAAAACTGCATTTTCAGATATAAGCATTGGAGAGTTTGAAGGTAAAACTTCGCCCTCTCCGCAGCTTATACAGGGGTTATCCCAAAATGCTATTCAGGTCAAAGGGCTTCTTGCCAGTGGCAGGCTTCGCAGCGGGGGCAGCGGTTTTCTTTGCCTGGGGAACTTCGTCAAAACCATCGGCAGACTCCTTATCGCCCAGACGTGCGAACTTCAAGAACTTGCCGGGGGTCTTATTGGACTCTACGTCCTCATGCTCCACGGTGCAGCGAATGAAGCAGCCGACCAAATCTTCATGGTCAATTTCAGACAGGGAGAAGTCATTCAGTGCGGTCTTTGCAAAGTAGCTGAAAGCGTTCAAGCCGCCCTGGTTAGGCGCACCATCCTTGCCAAGCAGGGAGAAGCGTTCCACGTGCTTCTGACCACTGGCAAGCTGCATGGTAATTTCCATCTTACCAAAGTCCTCCTTGTAGTTGACAGCGGTAATCTGGAACACATGGGTTCCTTCGGGAATAAGGGAAAAGCCCTCACTCAAACCAATCTTAGCCATTGTTATTTTCCTCCTTTAGTTGTGTTGTTGGCAACACGCTTGCCATAGCGATTTTTCTTATACAGTGCAGTCAGATACCCGCCGATAACGGCCAGGTTCAAGACTGCGCTTTCGATTGCCAGAGTAGCCAGTACTCCGAACAAAACGGGGTTGATAGTCATAGGGGCTTTACTCCTTTCTTTCCTTCGGGGTCAGACGGTACGTGACGGTTTCCTTAGTCTTGTACTTGTCCAGAACCCCGTCCTCCTTCATAGCGGCTTCGTCAATCTTCATTGACGTACTCTTTGCGGTCACCCAGTCGAACCGGGAACCCTTGACAATGACCTGCTTATCGCCGTCACGGAACTTCTCAACGCAGGCTTCCTTGATAAGGTCTTTCAGGGTTTTCAGCCGCTTTTCATCTTCGGCCACACCCGCCAGAACCTGGTCAATCTTATCCTGCAACTGCTCCGCTTCGGCCACCATAGCGTCAAGGTCACTCTCCGGGGACAGGTTATTGGCACGGAGAACTTTGAGAATGTCAGCGTCCTTCTTCTCGTCATACTTCGGAGAAACGCCGCCCTCCACGTGGTCTTTCCACCACTTTTCGACCTTTTTGATGGTCTTAGCCATATTCGGGTAACGCTCCGAAACCTTGAACGCTCTCTCAAAGGTGTTCTCTGCGGTCACGGTAAAGGCTTCGGGCTTGTCATAGTCCTTCTCCTCCAAGATGGAACAGACCATGATAACGTCATCCACACCAAGCAGATAGGCGTAAAGCGCAGCCTGCAAAGCGTAGTATTCGGGGATACCGTTAATCCAGTCCTCCGCACGTTTCGTGGTTTTCATTTCAAGCACGGTGGTAGGCTTGCCGTCCTTATCAGTGAACAGGTAGTCCCACATACCGCCGAACACAGGAACGTCACGGAAGAAGTCACCCCAGGTTTTCTTGAAGTAGTCTGCGCCGTACACATCGGTAGGCGTAGTCAGGTTCTTCCAGAAGTACTTCTCCTTCATGTACTCTGCCTGCTTCGGCTCGATAGCCTTACCTGCGGCAGTGTAAATGGTTTCGGTGAACGGCTCCTCATAGGTTTTGGTGATAGCACACCAAGCGTTAAAGGGGGTAGTCCACTGGTTCAGCCCCATAATGGCGGCAAACCTTGTACCCGTGACCTTCTTAGGTCTTGCCGGGGGAGTGATGGTGATAGTACCATTGTCATTCCACTTCATAGCTGACTCCCTCCCTTACACGTAGTCCCGCCAGTGTTTGGCAAAGAAACTCTTGCCGTCTGCACCCTTGCGGTTCATGTGCTGGATACCAGCACGTTTCATATTGTGTCTTGCGACACTACGCAGTAACTTTCTCATGCCTGCTGTACCTCCTTCTCGCACCGTCTTTCGGTGAGTTCCATAATGGCATAGTTCGCCAAATCCATCAGGGTATCGTCCAGGGTTTCATCTACCCTTGCGGTATCCTCACCGTTGCGGGTGAGGGTCATGTAACGCTGGAACTTGTCATACAGCTTGCCAAGGGTATAGTTGGGGACTTCCCGTCTGGCCTTTGCAAAGCTGTCACCGTAGTCTGCGTTCTTACGCTGATAGAGGACTTTGATACCGTCACAGATTTCAGCGTGAACCTGTACTTTATCCATAGGTCAGCCCTCCTTACTCGCCGTATTCAGCCAGAACAGCGGTCAGATTGTTGCACAGTTCGGTACAGACAGCAGCAGTGATAGTGGTGAAGCCGTCAGTTTTCATGGCAATCTGCTGAACAAACTCCTCCTGGGCTTCATCCTTCTCCATCAAGTCCTTGCAAAGGGCTTTCAGGGTATCAATCTGCTCCTCCGTGGCGGGGGTATCAGTGGAAGTCAGTTCCTCCTTCGCCTGCTTGCGCTCCGCAGCAGTGGCAGGGGCTTTCTTCTTGCTCTGCTTCTTTTCAGGGGCAGCAGCGGCAGCGGCCTGGGCTTCCTCCTTGAACTCATTGTTGTCATCGGTAGCAGGGTCATCCTCGTCCGTCAGGTTGGGGTCAACGCTGTCAGGCTCCGTAATATCCAGAACCATCATCCACAGATAACGGCGCAGATAAGTAGTGGAGGAACCCAGTGCCTGCATGATGTTCGTGACTTCCTTGCCAGAATTGCTGATAATCTGACCGACCTCACGGTAGGGAAGCACGAACTCCAAGCCGGGTTCGTTGTGGTCATCAGCGTTGTAGATGGTCATGGTAGCCTTTTCACCGTCAAACACGGTATTGCTCACCAGACCCACACGGGCAAAGATACGCAGCGCAGGGGGTACAATGTCCTGCAACTCAAAGTACTTGAACTCCAAGTGAATGTTCTTGCCAGACTTCGTGACCTTCTGGTTCAGGAAATACAGACGGGCTTTCGCCAGCTTCTGACGCACGTTCATACCTTCATAGATGTTAGCCATTGTTCTTGCCCTCCTTATTGAACAGCTTTTCTTCAATCTTCTTTGCGAAAATCGCACCTACCATAGGGATAAGGAGTTTGCCCATTCCCTGCGTTGCGGGACTTGCGGCTTCCTCCTTCATAGTCTGGATGACCGCCTGGTGATACTGTTCCGGGGTAATGGTCACACCTTCGGACTTTCTACCCTGGGTGTAGTCCTCAATGACCGTGATACCGTAAGCGATAGCACACTCATTCTCAATCTTACAGCCACGGGCAGTTTCCCAACCGGGCGCAAAATAGGCCACATCAGCGGTAGACAGGAGTTCAAGGGACTTGCTCAAATACCAGAGAGGTTTTGCGTCAGCAGGAGCGTTCTGGAAGAAAGAGTCGATGATCTCTACTTCCACACCAAGGTTGCGTCTTGCAGACTGGATAGCCTGCTGACGAACTGCAAGGATTTCAGCGTCAGACTTGCCCTTCATGGGCTGAGAGATAAACAGTTTAATCATTTTGCATTTCCTCCTTAATCGAATAATGCCAAGGATTTCTTCTTCAAAGAGTTAATCCTTCTTGTGTTCTTCTTAGGCGGCTTAATGCCCAGGAAGTCATTGATATACTTCTGTGCCAGCTTCAAGTACCACTTACGGTCTACAACCTCAATGGGAAGCTGGTTGTTGTTGTCCACTACGCAGTGCGTAGGGAGTCCCGCCACTTTTGCGGGATTGCCTGTAACAGCATGAGTCTTGTACAGTGTGCCGTAGCTTCTGTCAGCCGTGGCGTAGACCCGGTTGACCTTCTGGACGGGGATAGCCTGGTCACCTATCATGTGAACCACGCCAGAGTACTTACCTCCGACCTTCGCTATCAACTGGAAGTCCAGAATGTTGTCAGCGTCCTCAATGGTCTTTTCCGGGGGAGTCCCATCTACAAAGTAGTCACGGATTGCCCTTGCGACCACAACAGCGTCATTGTTGATTTTGAAAGCACCGCCAGAGATACATTCCCATTCAGGAAGTCCCAGTGCTGCAAAGTCGAACTTGCCGTTTGTGAGAACGCCACGGACAAGCTGTACACCCTTGACCTTCGGTTCACCGCCATCCAGGGGGACTTCCACGTAGTTGTTCACGTCTTTCTGGACTATCTTCTTGATAAAATCTTCTTCAAGTTCAAATCCAGTTCGGTCTTGCCACTCCTGGGTTATCTCCTGCCACTTCGCTTCGTCAGAGTTGTCGAAACTCACCATGATACCATCCGTGTTAAGCTGGATGACTTTGAGAGTAGGACATTCCCTGGTCAGGTGTACAGAGAGTTCCAGAAGAAGTAGCTGACCTGTGATACACACGCTTCTTCCCATGAGGGGGTCATAAAGGTCATTGTAGGCCACGCCGTTTTTGCCGTTGAGCATTGTACCGTAGGTGGTATTGAGTACCAGTTTCAGTGCGTTTGCCGTGTCCTTATCACCAGATTTCTTTGCCTTGACTCTATCTTCAAGGGTCTGCACAAAGACTTCCGGGGACGGGATATTTCGGCTACAGAAACCGTACTTTCTGCCCTCTGACAGCGGTATGGTCATCAGGTGAGGGTAGTAGGACGCAACGTCCTTGTTTCGCATGGAGCGTGTTTCGGTTGCAACCTCAACGTAGTTGGGTATCGCACCGTGGATACCACCCATGCCAACCGTGATAATGCACTCCCCAAGGGGGAATGTCAGGCTTGCGCTCTTGACTTTCTTGCCGTGTTCATCGTACCCGCCGAACAGTTCAAGGTTAGTCACCGTAGGGTCATGCAGCTTGTCAAAGAAGTCAAAGACCTCCTGCGGTATGTATTCCCTTAACAGCTTGTCAGGGTACTCATACTCACGCTCGTCCGTCCACGGTTTCTTCGGCTTGACTGCGTTCAGGTACACAGAGGTCAGTTTTGCGTTGGTCATATACATAGCCTTACGCTCGTCCAACCCACGGACTCTGCCCAGAGTAGCCTTGTTTTTGAGGTAGTTTTGCCTGATTGAGTAGAGAAGTTCGGTAGCGTCCACATCGTACTTGCAGTACTGAATGGTCTGCTCCAACTCCGCAGGGGTCAGCTTGCGGTCAATGGTGAAGTCCACTTCCGTTTCCTCAATGGGAATACCCAAATGGGCTTCAAACCCTTTGAGGGACGTTCCTTCCTGACAGTCATCCATCAGGTCAAAGCTATGGAAGTACACCCGGTAGTCACGCAGGTAGGGAATGTCCCAACCGTCAATCTCCTCCACAATGATAAGGTCATTGACCTCTTTCACCGTTTCGGGGTCTGCACCAATCATCACAGCTTTCAGAATGTGATTGTCATAGTGCTTGTTGTTAAAACCGCCCAGGTATGGTTCCTGCTCCATGAACGCCAGCACAGCGTCATTGTCATTGTGGATGACGGTGTACTGCCCGGTAGCAACTTCCTTGAACACAAACAGCCAATCGTGGGCAAATACCTCACAGTCGAAAATGAATGTGTTTGGAACCAATAGGTTACCTCCCTTCTTCAAATAATTTTAGAGAGTCAGCCAGCAGGTCAGCAACTTTGCGTTTCGGGTAGACAGCCCTGAAAAGGTGTTCCAGCATTTTTACTGGGATGGAGTTGCCAGCCATCTTGTAAATCTGGGTTTTGGAAATGCCGTTGTTCATCAGCAGTTCCACATCAGCGTCAGTGAACCCCATCAGCCTGAAATACTCCGTAGGAGTCAGCTTGCGGTATCGTTCTCCATCATAGACCTTCACTTCTCGTCCCCCCCCCAGATACGGTTTTCAGGGTAGGACACAGGCCATCAGGCGAATACACCCGGTTCATCTGGTCATTCCCGTAGTGCTGCAAATCGGCAATCTGTTTAATCACCATCTTGCATATCACCACTTTCGGGTCTTTGTAGTCCCGTGACAGGAGCGTTGGGCATATCCCCCCCCTGTCCCCGATATGACCTGGGTGCGCCGCATTGTGGGCTATGACGCTTTTGGTCTTGTCCTCTGACAGGTAGAACCCTTCTGGTACTTCGTCATCCAGATAGTCACCCATACAGGTTGTCAGCGGTACGGCAGCGGGGAAGCGGAACTTTCCGTCATCCACGTCCTTTCGGATTGATACGATAAGAACCCTTTCCCGGCTCTGCGGCAGTTCGTAGTCCGAACAGTTCATCACCTGCCAGTAGTTGTTGTAGCCTGCTTCTTCAAGACTTTGCAGAACAAGGTCAAAAATCTGCTTCATGCTTTTACTGGTCAAGTGCTTCACGTTTTCCGCAATCGCAATCTTCGGCCTTGTGGCTTCGATGATACGCAGTGCGTCAAAGAACAAACCACTTCTGGTTTTCTTGCCCTCGCTGTCCACCAGTCCCTTCTTTGCCCCGGCAATAGATATGTCCTGGCACGGGAAGCCGTAGGTCAGCAGGTCAATGTTCTTCGGTAACAGGGTTTCGTCAATCTTCGTTATGTCCCCGTAGTTCAGACTTTCAGGAACACCATGCAGCAGAGAGTAGGCTTTACTGGCATACTGGTCAATCTCGCAGTAGCCGACCAGATTGTATCTGATACCCACGTTTTCCAGCGCACGTTCAAAGGCTCCGATACCGCTGAATAGTGATAGCACATTCAGCATTTCAGTCCTCCTCATACTCATAGTCTGCAAACCAGTTATTCCACCAAGCCCACAGACCAAGGATTGAAGAACAAATGCAGAAAATAATAAACGGTATCCAGCTTACACTATCAACGGCGCAAAGGCTGACCATCCACAGGAAGCCTACCGTTCCAAAGAAAATTCGCTTGACAAATTTCCACATCGTCTTATTCCTCCGTAATGTTGCACCCGCATTTTCGGTAGTGAGTGCAGCGGGTTTTGTATGACTTTAGCAGGGAACGGATATTGTCTACATAGTCATACACAATGGGTTGCTCTTTGCCCTTAAAGACTCTTGCCACACGTCCCACGCTCTGAACAATCACAGCGTAGTCCTTTTGTGGCGTGGTCAAATACAGACGGTCAAGGCGGGGAATATCCAACCCCTCCTTCGCCAAGGCGTAGGTTGCGAACAGATAGCGTTTCTTGCCAGTTCGCATATCCTCAATGGCCTGCTCCCGTTCCGCTTTCTTCACCTTGCTGGTCATCGTGCCGTCAATGACGGCGGCCTGGGCTTTCAGTGCCGGGGGCAGCATGGAGTACAGTTCCTTCAAGTGGTCTACTCTTTCAGAGAGAACAAGGTTGAAGTGGTCACGGTTCTCCATCAGGTCATCAAGGATGAACCTGTTTCGTGCTTCTGTTTCGGTGAGGTAACTTATCATCTTCGCATAGTTGACAGTACCATCACTGTTCAGAAAGTGGATACTCAACCCCACGCCCGTTTCCTTCGGGACTACGTTCACGGTCATCACTCTTGACCTCACAGCTTCGTCAGGAACCGTCCAAACCACTTCGCCAATCATGGCGTAGGTTGCCTTGATAAGGCCGTCTGAACGGTGTACCGTGGCTGACAGGCCGTATTTGTGCCTTGCCCGTAGAGCGTTGAGTACCTTGCTGAACTGGGTTACCGCAGTAGGCGTACCGCTTACACGGTGACATTCATCCACAATAACGCAGTCCCATTCATCCCTGTACTGTTCCAGGTCAATCTTGCACATCGTCTGGATAGTGGCAAAGGTCATGCTCTTGCCTATGTCCACCCTACCTTCGGTGATAGTGCCAAGCAGGTCAGCATTGATGTACTGCGCTGCTCTGTCCTTGCTCTGGTTCAGCAGGTCTTTTGTGTGCGTCAACCACAGGGTCTTGACTCCCAGTGCAGCGGCCAGGGCAATTCCCATCTGGGTCTTACCACTGCCTGCGGGGGATTGCAGGATACCGTAGTGATTGATAATCATAGCGGCAACCGCTTCTTCCTGATAGTCATACAGCGGGACTTTCCCGCCAAAGTCTACCTTGACTGGCTTGCGGTACAGCTTCTTCCAATCCCCTTCCAGAAGGGGCAGAATTGACCGTAGACAGCCAAAGGGAAGGATAAGGTCACTACCATTCATGCTGTATAAAAACAGCTTCTTCGGGGTATTTCCTACCCACAGGTGCATACGCACCTTCTTTTGATAGTCCGGGTTCGCTAAAACCAGATTGTCTTTGCACCACGCTATGAGTTGTGGTGACGGGTCAGTGATTTTGATTGTGCTTCCGATTTCCGTCAACATCCAGCTTCCTCCATTTCATTCAGCCATTCCGTCAGAGTAGGGAACTTTCTCAACTCTGCTTCGTTCAGGCTTTTTACACGGTGGAGGGAAAGCAGGTTCAGGTCATCAAAGCCGACCATGTAGATTTCACCGTCATTCAGTTTCATAGCAAAGTAGCAGTAGGCGTTACCACGCTGCTCCCAGAGGGTCATAGCCCCTTCCTGGTTACACTCTATACGGGAGAGAGTGAAGCGGTTGTCAGCACATACCTTACAGTCAATCAGGACTGCAACATTGTTCTTGACCGCTATCACGTCTGCGGGTTGCCCGGTCTGGTTTTGAGATAGATTGTGTGACCACCAGCCACGTTCAGCCAAGAGCCAGCACAGGTCATCTTCAAAGCGTGTGCCAACCGTCCTATTCACGGTTGATGACTTCATCTCTACCTCCATTCATAGTCCTTGCCGTACTTCTTCCTATACCATTCCTCAAACCGCTTACGGTGTTCTTCGTCCTGGAAGTAGGCTTCAACTTTACGGGCAAGGATTGTGCAAAAGGGCTTTTCTTCCAGTAACACAGTCAGCATTTTAGACTCCGTGGACAGACACCTTACCCTGTTCGTAATCGTCCAGGATATACGTTGCGGTCTTTACAATGGCTTCGGCCTTTGCACCAGTACGGGTTCCAGCAAAGACAGAACTCACTTCGGTTTTGTCCGTGATGATACCCCTCTGACGCAACTGCACAATAAGCCACACGAAAGACAATCGGTGCTTCTTTAACCGTTCACGAATAGCGTCCAGTTCTTCCACGTCAGTTCCCTCCTTTCGGTTCAATTCTTGTAAACAATAGTTGACAAGGAAGGCTTCAATGGGTATAATTAAGTTGCCACACTTGAATACCATTGACTACCTACACAGGCGAAAAACTACCGCCAGTGTGGGCGGGTTTCTTGCGCCTGTAAACAACAACTTTTGTTTACAGTCCCCATTATACATTCCCAAAGTGCGCTTGTCAATACCCAAAATGCAATTTAGGAATATTTTTTTGAAGGAGGACTTTTCGATGTTCTATGAAAGACTCAAAATGATATGCCAGGAAAAAGGCACATCTATTACAAACATGGTGAAAGAACTGGGTATGAGTACCGGGAATATAAGCAAATGGAAGAATGGTAAGACTCCTAAAAGCGATACCATCAGCGCACTTGCGGAATATTTAGGAGTGTCAACAGATTATCTTTTGGGGATAGATACCCTGAAAGAAAAAGCTATAACCATTCTGGATGACCCTGCTATGACCTTAACGGCTGACGAAAAGTGGTTCATCCTCAAACTTCGTGAACTGGACAAGGAAGGACGAACTGTTGTGGAGAGTACTCTTGTTGCAGAAACCCGTAGAATGGACAAAGAAAAAGTATCCACAAGTGTAGGATAATTGACCTGACAGAATGGAGGAAGAACCATGTATGAAGATATAAAGACCTGCTGTCTGTATGTGCGCTATTCCAGTGCCAATCAGACCGAACAATCCATTGAAGGACAAATACGTGTCTGTACGGACTTCTGCCAGCGTCACGGGTTCCGTATCGTAGAGATTTACGCTGACCGTGCCACATCAGCCAGTAAGGATATTGAGAAGCGTGTAGAGTTCCTACGCATGATAAAGGACTCTGAAAAGAATAACTTCCAAGCGGTCATTGTCTACAAGCTGGACAGGTTTGCCCGTTCCCGCTATGACAGTGCCAACTACAAATACCGCTTGAAGAAGAACGGTGTGCAGCTTATATCAGCCACAGAGAATATTTCCAATGACCCAGAAGGTATCATCTTAGAGTCCGTCCTTGAAGGTATGGCCGAGTTCTACAGTGCGGAACTCTCCCAGAAGATAAACCGTGGTATGAAAGAGTCAGCCTATAAGCATAACTCCATTGGCGGGGTTATTCCCCTGGGCTACAAGTCCGAGGGAAAGAAACTGGTCATTGATGAAGAAACCGCACCGATTGTCCGTGAAGCCTTTGAAATGTACGCAGAAGGTCACAGCGTAGCCGAAATATGCCGTCTGTTCAATGCCCGTGGGTATAAGACCTCAAAAGGCGCACGGTTCGGAAAGAGTTCTTTCAGTAAGATGTTCCACAATGAACGGTACATTGGCGTGTATCAGTACCACGATTATAGGGCAGAGGACGCTATACCTGCCATCATTGATAAGAAACTGTTCTATCAGGTGCAAGCCCGTATGAAGTCAAACTCCAAGGCTCCCGGCCAGCATAAAGCCAAACGGGTCTACCTGCTCTCTGGGAAGCTGTACTGCGGTCACTGCGGTTCCCGTATGAACGCCAGCAGCAACAGCACGTCAGGCTATACCTACTATGAGTGCTATGGAAAGAAAAACCTCCATGTAGACTGTCAGAAGCGGAACCTTCGTCAAGACTTCATAGAGGACGTAGTTATCCGTGACGCTATGTCACTGCTCACGGACGAGAATATTGAACAGATTGCAGAGGTAGCTATCCGTACCAACCTCCATGATATAGAGGGCAGCACGGACATTCCCGCCATCAAAGACAGGCTGCATGAAACCAAACTGTCCCTTGCCAACCTCACCAAGGCTATTGAGAGTGGTCTATCCCCGGAAACCCTTGTGAAGCGTATGGTGGAATTGGAGAAGGACAAAAAGACTCTGGAAGAAGAACTGAAAAAGGAAGAAAAGAAGGTCATCTACCTTGACAAGGAACAGGTTATTTTCTGGCTTGAACAGTTCAAAGGCGGGGATATTGAAGATGATGACTTCCGCAGATTGGTCATTGACCTGTTCGTGAATTGTATCACCGTATGGGACGAGGACGATGACCACTTCAAAGTGACGATTGCCTACAACCTTAGTTCTATCAATGAAAAAACCTACCATCTCAAACGAGATGGTAGGCAGTCGGATTTCAACCTCAATCCTCCACCTTTGGGGACAAATCCGACAATTCACGGAACCCTGCTATTTCACACCACAATCTGTGCTGTGAAGCGCAAGAACCTTAATCGGGAAGTTTAAGCACCTGACCCGCATGGATGGTATTGCTCTTTAGACCGTTCAGACTCTTAATCTCCGTCCAGCGGCTACCGTTGCCCAGATTGGCCTTTGCGATACTCCACAGGGAGTCACCCTTCTTGACCTTGTAGGTCACATAGGTAGGTTCCTGAATGGTGTCAGTGGCTACCACAGTACCGCCGCTTTCGTTGGTGATATAAGCGTCAGCGAACCCAGCCGCTTTCACACGGTCAAGCTGTGCTTCGGCATTGGCCTTGACGCTGTACGCTCCAATCTGCACCTTATACAGATTGCCAATCTTCTTGACGAGGGCTTCAAATCCCTTCGCCTGAACCGCTGCAAGCTGTCTGGTGGCGTTTTCCAGTTTGGAGTAAGCACCAACCTGTACACGGTACAAACTGTCCGTAGCGGGCTTCTGGACGGCTCCTGCGTACTTATCGTAGTAGGTCTGCCCATACCCGGCACGTCTGGTCTGTGCGGCTTCGCTCTGGTCAGCGGGACGCTCATACTGCAACAGGATAGCGTTGGACGCTTCCAGAACAGAAGTAGCGTTATTGAGGGTAGTCATCATGGACTTGTAGCCCTGCATTTCCTTCCACATGAAGTCAAGCTGCATACCGAGGTCACCGATAGACTCACCTGCGGCCTGGGCAAACTTCAAGAGTGCTTCCTTGCGGCTCCAATACGTCCACTGCGCCAGACCGTACCCTGCGCTATCCTTGATGAAGTTATCGTAGGAACCGTTGTCCACAGCCTTAGTGTAGCTGTCATCGGTATAACCCAACTTCTTTTCATAGGTATTTTGCAGGTTCGTAGGCTTGAACGCAGACTCCGCATGAATGTTGCCCATGATACCAGCCACGGCAAAGTCATTCAGACCCTTCCCCTTGAAGTAGTTCCAAACGGTGGACGGATTGTCCACGGCAGGCGTTTCAGGTTCAACCGGGGCTTCGGCAGACTGGTTCAGAAGGGCTTTTACATCAGCCCTGAAAGTGTCCATGCTCTTACCGTGCTTCGGGAACCAATGCATTACGTCCCCATGATTGGACGCAATACCCAGTTTGTATCCCTCACTATGGCAGATAATGTCCTTTTCCGTGAGATTGAACATTTCGCAGAGATAGGCACACAGTTCCACAGCTTCCTTATAGACCTTGTTGAAATAGGTAGCGTCAGTCAAGCCGTCCTCACAGATTTCAAAACCAATGTGAGTATCGTTGCTGGAACCGTTTTTACCAGACGCACCGTGCCAACCTCTCATGTTCCAGGGAAGGGTCTGATAGGTAGCGATAGTGCCGTCAGCCAGTTTGCCGATAAACCCATGTACACAAACCTTTCTGTCCATAGCCTGGTTCCAGTGATTGTTGTACTGGTTCTTGCCCAGCAAACCGTCATCGGGGCCAACATAGCGTTTCAGCCAAGGGTTGTTTGCACCTGTGCTATGCACCATGATACCCTTCACCGTGATATATCGTCCCGCCTTATAACAGGCATTGTTTGTGAAAATGAGTTTTCGCAAATTCATAGGTTAGTCCTCCTTCGGCACAGTATAAGTCATGGCCTGCTTAGAGTCAGTCACACCCGCAGTGGTAGGGTCAGTAACGATACCGAGAATGGTCAGCACTGCGAACAGGGCATTAACCACTTCAAGCAGCTTGTTACCCAGGTCACCCAGGTCAAGGGTGAAGCCAAAGACGTTACCTACCACCTGCACAAGCAGAAGCACAGCAGGGATAATGGTAATCCAAAAGTTCTTGTTCTTGATACGAACAGTCCAGTTGATGTTAGTAAGCATTGTTGTTACCTCCTGAAAATAAAAATTGGGACTACAAGCGTTACGCTCATAGTCCCATTGGACTTGTCAGAACCTACGTCCTGACGGTTTTCGGTTTAGGCAGGAGGGACATGACCATCCGTTATGCCATCCAGCCTGTGATGTGCGGATTTTGTGGATTGCTCCACGATGACCAACCTTTCACGCAAGTCCTGAATATCGTTCCGCATATTACGCATATCGGACTTGATTTCGTTTACACCATTGTTGATGTTTTCCAACTTCACAATGAGGGTGGTCATTTCAGACGCTTCTTTCTTGTCATCGTTAGTTTTGCTTCTTCGGATACTGGTCACAGCCACTACCCCTGCAATACACACGGACAAGACAGAAATGATAAGAGATACATCTACCTGCATTGTCCTTCTCCTTTCCTCTGTGTATCGGTAGGAAAAGGGCTTGACCCTTCTACTACAGTGCGTCCCCTCATGGGGACTTTACCAAACTGCAAACATTGTCCTCACCACCTTTCAAGTTGGGTGTATCAATCCCTCTGTCAGTCGGTGTAGACCTTCCAGCCATCAGGATAGGTTTCAGGCGAATAGGTGTTCCCGTCAATCAGGGACTCATAGAGAACTCCATTGAAGTCCACCACGTCACCCTGATTGTAAGCGTCATGCGCTCCCGTAGGTTGCGACCAGACAGGGTAGCCGTCATCGTCCAGTCCGATAGGCACATACAGGGCAGGAACCGTGTCAGGTGTCCAATCGGCCTGCGAGGTATGCGCCTGCACCACCTTATACAACTGCGGGTCACCCACACTGTTTTCGCCATAGGTGAGGTAGGTATCCGCAGCGTACTCAACGCCTACTACCCACGGACGGTAGAGATGGACACATACCAGTGCGGTTTCCTCATTCAGAGTAGCCCCCGCAAAATCCATAGCTTCACGGACGAGCCGTGCGTTTTCGATGTAATTCTGTGCCATTATTCATTCACCCCCAGAATTTCCAAGGCGGCTTTCATATCCTGTACGATACTTGCCCCCTCATTGACTTCCAATGTGCGGCCTGTGATAAGCCAATCTTCCATATTGGCTTCAATGTCCTCACGCAGCGTGTCCCTGTTTTTGAGAATGAAGGTGTACTCGTCATACTCAATCATGGTCACAACCGCTTCGGTCATCTCGTCCACCACGGTTACTTCCTTGAAGTTCTCACGCAGTCGGACTTCAACATAACCGGGCATGGGTCTGTAATCTTCGATGTTAAGCACACTGGGCATGATGTTGCCTTTTACTCTCATTGCTCACTACCTCCTTTAGTTGTTTGATATTTACGGTGTCATAGTACTTCCGCTTCAAGCCCTGTGAGTTGGTGTGCTTTAGGCACGAACAACGGGACAGGAACCCGGAAGCGATTTTGAACGGCACAGGCAGCTTCTTCCGCTGTAGCTTCTGAATATACCTGCTTTGCCGCATGAGTGCCAACGCCCTTCGTTTTCGGATTGTAGTGAACCCGATACCAAAACAGCGTCCCACAAAATCAATCTTTCGACCTTTACGGTGTTTGCGTTCCCTGGATTTCTTCTGGATACGGAATAGCTGATAGTCGTGTTTGATACGCATAGCCAGTCCCGCTATCCGGGCAATGATGGAATACAGGGCTTTTCGCAATTTCCGTTTGTTACTATCCACCAGCGTCATATCGTCAGCATATCGGACGTAGTGTCTGATATGGTGTTCCTGCTTAATGGAGTGGTCTACAGGTTGAAGAAAGAACTCTGCCAGCCACGGTGACGTATAGTTGCCGATAGGCAGTCCCGGCGAATGAGAGTCTATGACCATATCCACCAAGGCCAATGCCTTTTCATCCTTGATTTTACGGCGCAGACTGGCTTTCAATTTATCGTGCGGTATAGAAGGATAGAACTTCTGAACGTCCATCTTCACGCAGTATTTAGCGTGTTTCTTGTCCCTCATAGTAGCCCTCTCCACACCTTTGCAAGCGTGGTCAATCCCTCTTTTCGGGATATTCGCACTGCTCCAATAGTAGGAGGATTTTGAGATGATGGGTTTTAGCACCTGCATGATAGCATGATGGGCGCACTGGTCAGGGTAGAAGGAAGGGATATGTAGTACCCGCTTCTTCCCGGACAGACCATCTTCAATCTCACGGACTGTGTAGGGAGTGAGGAAGTCCATACGAATTAGCCTGTCAGATAAATCCGCAGCATAAGCGTCCAAATCCTGTAGGATAAGCTGGACATTCTTCCGTTTTCTCTTATGTTTGGAAGCGTTCTTTATCGCTTCCTTGCAGTTTTCCACTGACACTATATCTTCGTATAGGAAACCAATTCTTTTCATTGCTTTTGTTTCTTATGGGGCTTTCGAGAACTACCTACTAACCCCACCCTCCAAACAGATTTTTTACCAATAGGTACGGCGAAACAGTACCATTATGAAATATGCTATTTAACAAAAGTAGGCGAGAACCCCTGTTCGTGTTCGTGTTCGAGGAGTCATTGTTCAAATTCGCAGTGAACAAGCCACATTTCGAGCCATTGTTCCAATTACCGCCGTGTTTGAACACCCGCTATACTGTTCGCCTTATACGTTCATTCTTCTATCCGTTCTAACCACTTGTGGGGGAAAAGTCCCCCACACCCCCTTTAGGAGGGAATTTTAAGCAGGCGAGAACCCCTGTACGTGTTCGTGTTCGAGGAGTCACCGTTCAAATCCGCAGTGAACAAGCCACATTTCGAGCCATCGTTCCAACGCCCGCCGTGTCCGAACACCCGCCAACCCGTGCTGCTCCAACAAGCGTCACACTGGTAGGTGGACTCACTGCCACTGCCAGCCGCCGCAGGAAGCATGACGTGAGGATTGTTGCCCGTGTCAAGACCTTCCTGGGTGATGTAGCTGGAACTCCAATTCGTAGCACCAGTGAAGGAAAGCTGCTCATACCCGGTAGCGGTATCGTCTGCGTATTTAGACGGGTCATTACACACATAGTACTTACCGTCATTCCAGTTCACGCCGTCAATCCACTCCCAGACGTTGCCCCACAGTCCTTCAATGCCACGCCATACCACGTCCACCTTGCCGTCAGTCCCGGCAGGACGGCCAGTCAGGTTCGCAACGCTATTGCAACTACCCACACTCAACGCCGCAGAGTTGCCGTCACAGTAGCCACGTCCGATTTTGGCCTGTACGTTGTTATCCGCAAACTCCACCAAAATCAACATCTGTACTGCGGACAGTGCCGCAATATCCATCAGGCTCCAACCTGCGCCCTTGTTCTTTGCGTTGGTACGCATAGTGGCTCTGGTCTGATTGACCTGCGGGGCAGCACCCGATACGGACTTGTTATTGCTGGAAGTCTTGTATGCGCCCACATGAATGTAGTCGCACTCCACGCCTGCGTGTTTGAAAGCAGGATGGAGCGTGAACCCCGCAGCGGCCTTGTCCGCAATCTGGATATGCTCAATGTTGCCTTCCTTGTAGCGTCTGAACCAGAATTTAGGGATTTTCACCATCACGTCACTTGTGGACAGGGTTTCCCTCTGAATATCACTCCAAGGATAGCAGTCATCAAAATCGCTTGCGCCTGCGGTAGTACCCACAGAAGCGGTAGCGGTCTTGCCCACAGCGTCATCGGTTCTCGCCCACGCCGGGGAAGTAGCGGTCACATCACGGCTGATACCGTAGATTTTCACGAAAGCCAGGGCAACGCTCTCACTCTGGCCGTCCGTGGTGATGACCACATTGGCAGAGGAAGTGTCCGTACCGTTTGTGGCGGTAATGACCCATGTACCTACCTTATGCACCTGGAAGGTGTGACTTCCGTTGCCGTCCTGAACAGAATAGGAAGTGCCGTCACATACGCAGGTCACATCGGCTCCTACAGGGAAGGTCACTGCGATAGACGCACTGAAATAGAAGTAGGTTGCCGTGTAATCGGTGATAGCACCCGCCACGGATACTTTAGACTCTGTGTTGTCAGGCTTCGAGTAACCGTCCTCTGCGCCGAACTCTACGTGGTAGGTATCCCCGATAGGTACGACAAAGGAACAGGTTCTATTGGAAGCCGTCAGTGTGGCGGTATCGGTAAAGGAACCGTCCGTTTCATCCACACAGGTAATCGTTACGCCGTTGAACCCGGAAGGGTCATCAATGGTGATTTCCACATTCACGGTTTCGCCGTCCGCAGGCGCAGCGGACGCACGGTTGCTTGTGTTGCTGGACTGGTTATACACACCCTGGGTAGAGTACGGGAACGCAGAGAAGTAGTAGGTAGTACCCTCTGTCAGACCCGTCACAGTGAAGGGTTCGTTGGCATACTGCCCAAGCACCTTGTTATCCACCACCAGGGTTCCTTCACTGGGACTGGCGGGATAACCTTCGGTACTCATGCGAACCATAACGCCGCCTACGGAACAGATAAGGTTGCCGTCTGCATAGCTATCTTCGGGTTCCAGGAATTTCAGTCCAATTTCGCTGCTGGATACCGCATAAGCGGTAAACGCTCTCATGTTGTTCGGGGCTTGACCCATCTTCTGGATAATCTGGTCACGCACCCATTTTGCTTCTGCCCAACTCATATTAAACTACCTCCGTAATCGTACTACCATCTGCGCTGAACGTGATGGTTTTGGTGCTGGTGAGAACTCCACTCACATAAAGTTTCTGAACGATAACGCTGTCAGATACAAATTCAGTGGTCACGCTCTTATCACCGTAGGTTTCGGTAATGGTGTCCCCGGTTTCGGAAAACACGGTTTCACGGGAGATGAACCCATCTGTCTTTATATCAAGCTGGTCAATCTCATTTTGCAGGTTGCCAGCCACGTCCGTTCCCAACTGACCCTTGACGAACTCAAACCAGGTGTTGAACAAGTTTTCCTGTTCTTCCTTAAAATCGTTCATTTCGGTACGATACCCGGTTTGCAGTTCATTGATGATACTATCACCCTGGGCTTCCAGATTGGCGATATACGCCGTGAACTCACTCTGCTTTGCGTCCGCTTCATCCTCAAACAGACCCTTTTGCAGATTGAAGTAGTTCTGGAAGGACGAGTAAAGGTCAGTTCCGTCCTCCACCATCGACATAAGCGTGTTTAAGGCTTCGTTCATGCGGTTTGCGTCCAGCGCACCAAAGAAGGAATTTTCCATATCGGTGTACTGGGTCACGTCCTGGAAGGATACAGTACCGTCAGGATTGGTAATCTGCTGATACTTTTTCAGTCCCGCCCAGGAAACGTCTGTGTAGTTAGTAGGTAACAACTGCCAAGA